CAGGAGTTGCGATTGCGGCATCTCTTGCAGTTGTATCTGCATAAACCGCCAATTGAACAACCCCACTTGCAGTCAAGTCTGTGAATGTTCCAGCAGCAGGAGTTGTTCCACCAACGATACCATCTACATTACCTGTAACATTACCAGTTACATCGCCAGTCAAATCTCCAGTGACATTACCTGTTACATCACCTGTTAGGTTTCCTGTAACATCGCCAGTCAAATCGCCAGTGACATTACCTGTCACATCGCCTGTTACGTTACCAGTTAGATTTCCAGTAACATCTCCAGTAACGTCCCCTGTGATATCACCAGTTACGTTGCCTGTCAAGTCTCCAGTTACATTACCTGTAACATCACCTGTTAGGTTTCCTGTAACATCGCCAGTAACATCGCCTGTTAGGTTTCCCGTTACATTGCCTGTCACGTTACCTGTCACATCGCCTGTTACATCACCAGTTACATCGCCAGTCAAGTCTCCAGTTACGTTGCCTGTAACATCACCAGTTACGTTACCTGTGATATTACCAGTGAAAGTTCCTGTGACTGCTTTGTTTGTTAAAGTCTGAGTTGCAGTTTCAGTAACAACTGCATCAGTTGATAGGGTAGAGCCATCACCCAAATAGGTATAGACTTCTACGAAGTTGGCGTTTAACTTGCCTGCACCTGTGCGAAGATCGTCACCTGTGCCGTCATTCGCAGAAGTTCCACGCCCGATTGCTTGATATGCCATTTTAGTTTTCCCCTAAATGTTTTTTATTTTACTTAGTTATTTATACGACAACTCTACTGACTGTCGTAAGTTTCTGTCGAATTATCAAATGTCTGCGCCCTTGTTGAGAACAGTGATAATCGTCCAATTGTGTTAGATGAATCGAATGAATTTGTAGATACATCGAATGTGTCATCAGATTCATCAAATGTTTTCACTTCATAATCCTGTTCTGGGCCAGATGCCGCATCAAACGTTACGGTTGTTGAGTCAAACTCAGATGGGCCAGTTTCATCAAATGATGTTGCATAACGTCCTTCTGTATCACGAGGAACTCCGTCTTCATCATATGTAGTAACCCCATCATCAAATGTGATGAAGTCATTGTCAAATGCATTCTTCAATGCACCACGAGAAATAATAATCTCAGATGGTGGCATGATATTAATGCGAGTTGTAAAGGCGGCAGGCGGGATAGAACCATCTGCAAGACAAAGTTCACGAATACCAATGTGTCCAATCTGTGCAAGACTGTATTGGTCACGAGAGAAGTTATCACCAGTAGTAACTCTTCTTTGCGCTGGATCCCATTGGTGTGGGGTTGGGTTAGAAGTATTTACTGGATGAACTGTGAATCCATAACGAACAATATTCTCCAGTGTTGGGCCAAGTTTGAATGATGTGTTACCTCTATTGAGGTTCATACGAACAGAGACATTACTTGTTAATGTAACATCACGTTGCCCTGGCGTAAAGTCTTCCCAACTATCTCTACCAACTTTTGGACTTGCACTTGGAACCGAATCTGTTCTAGTTCCCAAACGTCTACCGAATACTGTAGTGAATAGGTTAGTAAATGTTGATGCAAGTTCTGGTGAGTATGTCTCAGTATCAGCATCGAATCCACGAACCGAACCAGCGGCAGGAACTTGAATAGTTGCACTCACTTGCGATGCAAATGAAACTTCACCAAATACGTTCCAACCAGCAGGGTGAACAGAACGTCTAATCGAATCACGCCATTGGTTAATAGATTCACCGATACGAACAACATATGAATAATCTTGATAGTAGAATGAGTCTTGCAGTCTCATCGCCTCTACAGAAACTTTACCCCTATCAGAAATAAAGTTACCTACTGTCTCACCAACGGTTCCAATTTGAGAACTTGTTTCTGCATAGTCTGATTGATAGACAGTTGCAGACGCACCAGTGATTGTTGTTATTTGTTCGTCTTTACTGAATGTAACAGTTGATTTGATTTCTAGAATATTTGTGTTTGGTTCAAATCCAACAACAACACCACTGTGACTTGTGAGTTCATCGCCTGCAACAAATGAACCAGTGACATTCTTAACGAGAAGGTTCCTGTTCAATGATACAATTGGAGTTGCAGTATAATCCAAACCAAAGTTTGTCACAGAGATTTGAGTCACTGCACCAATCATTGGAGCTTGTGTAGACGCAGCGTATATACTTGCACCAGAACCAGTTGCACCAGATGCCATCTCTACTGTTGGAAGACTTGTGAAACCATTACCCTTGTTTACCATCTTAATCTTGGTAATCTCACCTATCTCAGATGATACACCCAAGTCATTGAATGTTTCTTCTTCAAGGATAATCGTGTCACCGTTTTCCAATACGAGGAAGTCTAGTTCACCAACAGTCTCTTCCTGTGAGATATACTCACTTGCTTCAGTAACAAGTTGATCTCCATCTTCTGTGATAAATTGATCTGGAGATGTGGCGGGTTCTAATAGGAATGAACCACCAACAACTGCAACTCTTGCAACAACATCTTTACCTTCTGTTCCATCAAGATTGAAGTCAAGTTGATCGCCGACTGAGTAACCAGAACCACCATCCTCAATCATAATCTCATCAATGGAACCAGTTGCAGTTGTCTCTACACGAGCTGCAGCTGCATCGTTACCACCACCGCCTGTTACGAAAACAGAATCGTTGAATGTGTAATATGCACCACCAACAGTTACGTCAATGTCTGTAACAATACTCTTAACNGTTCCAGAGATTTCTAAGTCAAGNGTTGTATCAACTGTGGTTACGGTTTCNCCAGCGACAAAGGTTCCACTCACAGAGTTTGCATCTAGATTCAATTCTGCAATCTGTGTTGCACCTTCTCTGAATTTAATAACTGTAGCAAGCAATGCAGTTGCACCAGATGTTTCACCAACAACCAGTTGTCCAATTGCATTGTTAAAATCTGAAAGTCCATCTTCAGTGATACGAATAATCTTATCTGTTGACCACTGGCCATCAGATACTCTGAGCATATTATCACGAGGATAGATAATGGTTGCCTCTTCATCAAAGAGAATTCTGAAGAAGAGTTTATGTCCGTCTTCCGTTCCCTTTGCGGCATACATGTCTTTAATATTCTTGAGAAGTTTTCTCTTTGAGATTCCATCTGCAAGAGTATTAGGAAGAGATTCCATAAAGGCATCTCTGAACTTATCAAGGAATGCATAGACAGTATTATCTACGTCTGCATATTTGATAAGTTGTTGAATAGATTGAATTGGGTTTGGACGGTAAGACTGAACAGTTGCTCGAGCACCAGTAGTCTGTCCTACGACAACCTCACCAGTTTGAAACTTTTGTTGAGATGTGATGAAGTGTCTTTTATTATCATCAAAGTCATCAACAAGAATTCGTGCTTGGAATCCAGTAGTTGCACCAACGATAATTTCTCCTGCTTGGAATTTACCAACAGAAGATTCTAGAACAACTTTCTCACCATCTTCACTTAGAATAAAGTTGGTAGATAGAGTTTCTTCGATAACATATTCGTTCTCACCAGACAATACAAGTTCACCCGCCTCAAGAAACTCATAGTAATACTTGAGGAATAAACTAAACAGAGGGTGATCTGACTGAATAAACTCAGGCAGTTGGCTCTGAATATGTGGGGATACTTTATTATCTAATGTGTTCGACATTAAAACTTACCTTAGTATGATGTTGAAGTTGAGTAGTTTGTTCCAGCAGAAGAACCACCAGATGTAATGGTATCGTTTGCACCTTCAACAATAGTATTTTGTAAATCAATTTCAACCAATTGATTGCGAACAGAAACCACATCATTAGATTCTGGTTTTGTTATAATATCAATAGTTCCATCACTGTTTGAACTTCCAGTGACAGTCAAGGATTCCAAAACTACTTCACCATTTTCATAGTTTACAGTTCCAACATTATTACTTACATAAGTTTTAGTTGTCCCACCAGTTAGGAAATACATTCTGATATAACCATTACCAGAATCTTCCAAATACATTGTATCGTCATAACCAGAGATTGTGAATCCAGTTGAGTCCAAAACTTCAACACCAGTTGGGTGTGAGATT